GAGATCGCCCGGATATGGTTTTGATTACTCAGGAGCACATGAGCGAGATAATGGCTAGATCGTATGAGCAGGGAAAGAACTCAGTAAAATAAAACGCCGGCAGCTTTACGAGAGCGTACCGGCAAACACACACACAAGAGCATTATAGCATGCACTATTATCCTTTCAATATTGCGGACTTTAATCTTCATACAGCTCATTTGACGCTAGAAGAAGAGGCCGTATATCGTCGATTAATAGACTTTTATTACGACACAGAACTGCCTATACCTAAAGAAACCCAGCCGGTTATCCGTAGGTTACGATTGGTTTCCTATGCCTCCCAATTTGAGCAAATATTGTCTGAATTTTTCACTCTTGAGGATGATGGTTGGCATAATTACAGGTGCGATATAGAGATAAAGGCATACCGAGACAAGGCGGATATAGCCAGGGCAAACGGTAAAAAAGGCGGTAGACCACGCAAGAACAAGGGGCTAGAAACCCAGTCGGTTATTTTAGCTAACCCAGAAATAACCGGATCACAAGCTAACCAAGAACTAAGAACTAAGAACCAAGAACTAATTAATAATACCGATTACGAATCTATCGATCCGTGTCCGCAGCAGAAAATCGTTGATTTATACCATTCAATCCTCCCTGAATTGCCAGCGGTTAAAGTTTGGGGGGCAGCACGACAGACAAAACTTCGAGCGAGATGGAAAGAAAACCCTAAGCACCAATCAGTTGAATTTTGGGAGAGGCTTTTCGGATACATTCGCCAATCAACGTTTTTGATGAACATGGATGAAAACCGATTTTTAAATCTAGAGTGGATCGTCACATCAGCCAACTTTATTAAAATAATCGAAGAGAAGTATCACGCATGAATAACTCAATTGTTCCAGAGCAAGCCGTAATCGGTGGATTACTAATCAACCCGCGTAAAGTCCCTGATGTGATGGAAATTGTTAATCACAATGATTTCTCTGATCACCGCCACCAGCAGGCGTTCCGAGCTATCGCCACACTATGCGATCAGAATAAACCTATCGACGTAATCACAGTGCTAGAGCAAATGGCTGATAACGGGTTTACCGCTGATCTAGGCTATTTCGCTGGACTAGCTACAAACACTGCATCGACTGCCAATATTCGATCTTATGCCCAAGCGGTTAAAAACAACTCAATCGAATTGCGGCTAGCTGCTATCGGCAACGAGATAGCGATGGTCGCTCATGGTGAGGGATCGACAGAGGAAAAGCTTGAATCGGTTAATCAGCTGGTCAGCTCTATCGGTCAAGACCAAGGCTCAGGGATACGCGACACTGATACTGTGATGAAAAGCTTGATCGAGCAATGGCAGAAACGCTCAGAGATTGACGGCTCACTGATGGGCTATTCAACAGGATTTGAGTCTATCGATAAGCGCATGATGGGATTGCAAGCGCCTGACTTGATTACAATCGCTGCTCAATCCGGCAAGGGCAAGACCACTTTCGCTATGAACATGGTCCAGGCCGTAGCCGTCTATCAGAAAAAGCCCACGTTGGTATTTAGCCTGGAAATGAGTGCCGAGCAATTACTGGACCGGCTAACCGCGGCAGTTGGTGGCATACCGCTTAGTATGATTAGGAATGGATCAGTATTTGGATCAGAGCATGATTACAAAATTATGCCCGCGGCTAAAAAAATCAAGGATGCCAATCTATTCATCGATGACCGCGGCGGATTGTCAGTAGCTCAAATCCAAGCAACGGCTAGAAAGTTTTTCAGACAGCACGGCGAGGGATTGCTCGTTGTTGATTACATCGGCCTGGTATCGGGCAAGGGGCTGAGCAAACAGGAACAAACGGCGCACGTATCTGGAAGCCTCAAATCGCTCGCTAAGGAGCTTAATATCCCAGTGGTAGCTCTGGCCCAAATGAACCGTAATAACGTACAGCGGGGCGATAAGAGGCCCGTAGCGAGTGATTTAAGAGACTCGGCAGCTATTGAACACGATTCTGACTGTTTAATGATGCTTCACACTGACGAAGAGCAGGCACCACTCACCACAGAAGTTCATTTTGTTAAGCATCGAAACGGTGAATGCGGTGTTGATTATTTAACCAAGAACTTAGGCGTTTGTAGGTTTGAAAATCAGGAAGCGGGCTATCAACCCCCGCCACCGAAAGAAAGAAAGTTCAGTTATTAGAGCGGGCAAGGGAGAAGATAAGTATTCAGGATCAAGAGTTAAGAATCCTCGATTTAGAGCGTGAATTAGCCCAAATCAAAGAGTATTTAGGCGCGTTGGGCGCAAATATTTAATTGGGCGCAAACTTTCCGCCCAAATAATTGTAATACACCACTTGACCACAGTATGACTATGTATTACATTGTATTCCAAGGTATGCAAACATAGATAACGAGGGGTTTTTGATGAGAGAAGAAATACACATAAGTTTGATTGATGGGGGCTTTGAAGAAAGCATGAGTGAGCACTTCCCGAAAGCTGGTAGTTCAGAGAGTCTTGCTAAGGGCTTGGCTGATTACTTATCGTCTATTGATAACTTTGACGATAAGGTAACGGCAATCAATGCGCTTAGACTGGCTATACATGAGAATAGTCCTTTTAAATCTGAGCCGGTTGATCTAGTCCAGTGGGTTAAGAATGACACTGTGACAGCAAACGAATATAACCCTAACCAAGTTGCTCCGCCTGAGATGAAACTGCTAGAGCTGTCGATTATGAACGATGGCTATACTCAGCCGATAGTATCTTGGAGTAATGGCGATAAGATCGAGGTTATTGATGGTTTTCACCGGAATAGAGTAGGCAAAGAATCACCGGTTATTCAAAAGCGCGTACATGGCTATTTACCTGTTGTTGATATTAGAACAGAGCAAAGCTCCAAAAGTGATCGTATGGCTTCGACTATTCGCCATAACAGGGCTAGAGGTAAGCACCAGGTTGATGCAATGAGCGGAATCGTTATTGAATTAAAAAACCGCAATTGGAGAAATTCACGTATAGCTAAAGAGCTAGGCATGGATGAAGAGGAAGTTTTACGCTTATGCCAGATTTCAGGCATGGAGGAGTTATTTAGTGACAATGATTTTAGTAGGGCTTGGGAGTCCTCAGACGTCGCGGGTGATGAGTGGGAGGATATAACCGATGAGATAGGCGACGATATAATTGGCAGCGTTAGAACGGCTAATACATCTGACAGCTCAAGAGTATTTCATACTTATGAAAAGTGGGAATGTCACAAAGCCGGTTTTTATGCCTCTAATTTTGAGGGCAAGACAGCCGATGAGTGTAAACAGGCTTATGCCGACTTCTTATCTAATGGCGATAAATTCAGAGAGGCGCTAGGCCATATCATAGAAGAGTGGGTTTTCTCTTGTGAACACTATCTAACTAATACAGCAATGAACCGCATAGCATGGTTAGGCCAAGCTGCTATGTGTTATGCAACAGGGATTCCATCAAAGTATTGTTCTGGCTTTAATCTACTCACTAAAGAGCAGCAAGCAGAAGCTAACCTGATAGCGCTAGACTCGCTTAATGACTGGCTGTTAGGTAGTGGCAGAGAGCCTTTAGCAATGGATGAAGCGTTAAGTGCTGGCCGCCAGATGGAGATTTACTAATGAGCAAGAAAGTATATATCGACAAAAGCGTTTTAACGATGGCAAGAGAGCGAGTGTCTGAGACTTTTGATCACTTTGAGAAAATGTATGTCAGCTTCTCAGGCGGCAAAGATAGTACGGTAATGACTCACTTGGTTATGGAAGAGGCTGTTAAGCGTGGCCGTAAAGTAGGGCTTTTAATTATCGACCTTGAGGCTCAATACACAGAAACCATTAAGCACATTGAAGAGATAATCGAGAAGTACAAAGACAATATTGATCTTCACTGGTTTTGTGGCGAGTTGTTACTAAGGAATGCGGTTAGTGATTATGAGCCTAAATGGGTTTGCTGGGACGAAGATAAAAAGGATATATGGGTAAGGGAAAAGCCAGAGCTGGCAGCCGATCTAACGCAGTATGATTTCTACACTCCTAAAATGGAGTTTGAAGAGTTAATGGTTATTTTTGGTAAGTGGTATTCACAGGGCGAGGATTGTGCAGCCTTTGTGGGTATTAGGTCAGATGAAAGCTTGCATCGTTATCGGGCAATCACGTCACTTAAGAAGGGCTTGATGTTCAATGGCCGCAAGTGGTCTACAAAAGTAGCGCCAAAAGTATTCAACATATACCCGATATATGACTGGAGAACAGAAGATATATGGCTGTTCCACTCTAAATTTAAGCACCTATGCCACAACTATGTATATGACCTAATGACTAAGGCGGGGGTGAAGTTTAGCAATCAGCGCTTATGTCAGCCTTTCGGGGATGATCAGAAAAAAGGCTTATGGCTTTATCATATCTTGGAGCCTACAACCTGGTACAAATTAATCAATAGGGTGAGCGGTGTTAATTCAGGCGCTTTATACACTCAAGAGACAGGAAACATTACAGGCAACAATAAAATATCTAAGCCTGAAGGTCATACATGGGAGTCATACACTAACTTTCTTTTAAAGTCGCTGCCGGGCAAGACTAGAGAGCATTACAGGGTTAATTTCGTTAAGTTTATCGCAGGCTGGAAGCATAGAGGTTATAACAAGATGCCAGATGAAGCCCCTCATGATTTAGAGGTTAAGTGCTGGGCACCTTCATGGCGCAGAATGTGCAGATGTATTTTAAGAAACGATTACTACTGTAAAGGGTTAGGGCAGGCGCAACCAAAATCAGAAGCCTATGGAAAGTTTAAAGACTTGAAAAAGGTTAGACAGTTAAACGAGGAGCTGGTTAATGTCTAAACACAGAACAACAGTATTCCTAGAAACTGACATTCTCCAAGCTATGCGCAAGGTGGCTAAGGATGATGAGCGCCCAATGGCCTATCACTATGAAAAGGCACTGAGGGCTTACGGGCCTATTAAGAAGCTAATATCTAATGAGCCAAAGAAAGAGATTGCGCCTAAGAAACCAAAGACCGATGAGGATCAAGAGTTTGAGCAAATTTGGGAGCTGTACGAAAGAAAGGGCAGCAAGAAGGTGAGCAGGGCCCGGTTTGCAAAGTTGAGCCGAAAAACGCGCGAGCTGATATATAACCACTTGCCCGCCTATTTGCTGTCAACGCCCGATAAGCGGTGTCGCAAAGATTTTGAACGCTATATATCAAACGAATGCTGGAATGATGAGGTGATAACCAGAGGACATCTATCTAGCAATCATGGATAGGCTGGGCGTAAAACTGGCGCCAGCTGTTGAGCATGATCACAATGATCGATCGTGGGCAGAAGATTTATTTACAAATAATTTAAAATAATGCTTTTTTGTTACAAACTATTGTGTATAATTAGTTTCAAGAGTTAGGGGAAAGGCCCTTAGCTAAACTACCAAGGAAAACAAAATGAAAAACTTAACTGTAGCTGGCGACATCACTTATTTCACTATCAATGGCGACATCTACGGAATCGACGCAACCGACGGCAGCGCGGTCGAGTGTCACGATGCGGAAAGCCCCGCCGAGCGTATCGAACATCAGGACCTAATTGATGCCCTCTCGGGTGGCCTATTGCTAGAAAACCCCATCGATAGCACCGTCGAATTCGAGTCAATATCTTGGCATTTTGATGGGTTTGACCTAGTGGAGTGCATTGGGCACTGGGAGATTGAAGAGCACTGCTACATGAACATCCCTACTGGCTCAGTGGACACTTTCAGCAATTGGGCTACTGAGGGTTTCAGTCCCAACGAAAATGAGCTTTTGGTGAGAGTGGCTAAAGATTCATCCGGCGAATGGGTGGAGGTGTAGCATGACCCCATCGCAACAAGCAAAAAGCGTGGGGCTTAAAAGCCTCACGCAAGTATCTAATCATTTTGGAATTAAACCAAACGGCCAGCCGGTCGTCAGTCTTAACACGCTGGACAACTGGCATAAGCACAAACCAAAATTATTTTATGCAGTGCTAATCGGTGTGCGTGAAATAGAGGGATTGCGGTAATAGATAACCACCATGCTCAGTGGCCGCAGGACGGCTGCAACTATTTGTTATAAGCATTAATTTAACTAAAGGTAATTATTATGAGTAACACAACAGAACGACAAGTAGAGATCATGG